CTTGTCACTAACCAAGGGCAGTATGATGTGTTGGTAGTTGAGCCAAGTGGAGAGAAATACTATCTCCTAGAAGGCACTGCTTTCTTTAATCCTGGCTTCACCTGGAGAGGTTGATCGTGACACGAGTTATTGTTACTGAACGCAATTCTGTCCAAGTGGTGGAAGTGATTGCTCGTGGCCCGCAAGGACCACCAGGGCCACCAACTTTTGGTAGCGGCCTTTTTGTTGATGATGCCGCTAAGATAGACAAAAGCATTGTCTATTACGATGCCGCATCGTCCAGTTATAAGGCAGATGCCATCTGGACTACTTCCACTATTGTTGACGGGGCTAACTTCTAATGGCTAACACTTTAAGGATTAAGCGGCGCGTTGCTGGTGGCGCGGCTGGCGCTCCGTCATCTCTTAAAAACGCAGAGCTAGCCTTTAATGAAGTAGATGATATTCTTTACTATGGTAAAGGCGCTGATGGTAATGGCGATGCCACCACTATTCCTGCCATTGGAGGCATTGGTGCGTTTGTCAATCTGACGGCCAATCAAACTATTACTGGCACAAAAACTTTTGCTGGTACGCTCGTAATGTCGGGCGCCACCATTGATGGCTTTTCCACCACTGGAGGCGTCGTTATTGGCGGCGACTTGACGGTTAATGGCACCACTACGACTGTCAACTCTACGACGGTCAGCGTTGATGATAAAAACATTGAACTTGGCGCTGTTAGTGGCGTGCCCACTGATGCTGGCGCTGATGGTGGCGGTATCACGCTGAAAGGCACCACTGACAAGACTTTCAATTGGGTGGATGCTACTGATGCTTGGACTTCTAGCGAGCACCTTAATCTCGCCAATGGCAAAAGTTACTTTATCAATGGAGCCAATGTACTAAGTGGTTCTGCTGTTGGTGCTGGCGTTACCAGTTCTAGCCTTACTACTGTTGGCACGATTAGTGGCGGTACTTGGCAAGGCACTGCTATAGGCGTTGCCTATGGCGGCACAGGCCAATCAAGTTACACAGACGGACAATTACTCATTGGCAATTCGTCAAACAATTCGCTGTCAAAATCCACGCTTACGGCAGGCTCTGGCATAACCATTACCAATGGCAATGGCACTATCACGCTAGATGCTACAGGAGTCAGTTTCACGGCAGGAGATGGCCTCGACCTCGTAGGCAGCGAACTATCCCTTGATCTCAAGGCCAATGGTGGCTTGGTCATTGAAAGCACCGAGCTAGCCGTTGACTTGGGCGCTTCTAGTATCACTGGCACTCTTGCCATTGCAGACGGCGGTACGGGCGCTACAACGGCCTCTGGCGTGCGAGCTGCGCTTGACTTGGAAGTGGGCATAGATGTGCAGGCATGGGATGCTGATCTTGACACGCTTTCCACCATGCAAACTGGCGCTCCTGCTGCGCTTGCTTTGCTCACTGCTACGGAAGTGGCCATTCTTGATGGTGCCACTGTCACCCATAGTGAACTGAATGTCATTGATGGTTCCACTGCTGCAACTGCCACTACGCTGGCTCTAGCTGATCGTATGGTCGTGAATGACAATGGAGCAATGGTGCAAGTGGCACTGTCTGATTTGGTAACATTCTTGGAAGATGGAGCCACTTCTGGCTTCGACGTGGACGGCGGAACTTTCTGATGCCTCGTAAAACTAATATCATCATCCGCAATGGCACCACTGTTCCTAGTGGTGCTGATTTCAACGTGGGAGAGCCTGCGTGGGATAAGACAGCGAAGAAGCTATATATCAAAGCAGATGACAATACGATGGCAGAGATTGGGGCCGGAGGTAGTTCTGTCTCCATTGGCACTAGCGCAGCGGATGTGCTTTCTGCAGCAGCAGGAGAAATTACGGCTGATGATGCTGGAGAAGATAAGCTCGTCTTCTGGGACGACAGTGCGAGCAAGCTAACATACCTTACAGTGGGAAGTAACCTGACCATCACTGACACTACCATTGCTGCCACCGGAGGCGGTGGTGGCGGCACTGAACCTTCCAACCCTTTCCTGCTAATGGGAGCTTAAAATGGCAACAACATATAAAGTTTTAGGCCAAAGCGCCCCGAGTGCTGCCACTGACACTGGCCTTTACACAGTGCCAAGTGCAACCAGTGCCGTGGTTTCCACGCTTAGCGTATGCAACCGTGGAGTTTCTACAACATTCCGCGCAGCAGTGCGCCCTGCCGGTGCAACACTTGCCAATCAGCATTACATCGTTTATGACAATGTAGTGAATGCTGGCGACGCAGTATTTCTCACTCTTGGCATTACGCTGGCTGCCACTGATGTGGTCACTGTTCGCGCTGGCACGGCAGACATGTCATTCTCACTATTTGGTTCGGAAATTACATAATGAGCACCCGCCGAGTACAGAGCTCTGCCATTAAGCCACGCACCTTGGGGGCTGAAGTTGCGTCTTGGGCTCGCAATCCTTCGTGGCTGGCCCTTACCGCAGTAAGTGATAGCGAGCAACGTTTTCGGGGATTAGTTGCAGTGTTTCCACAAGGATCATACCTGGCACTCTCTGCTGCTGGTAACTACACCGTTGATTGGGGCGATGGCAGCAGCGAAAACGTAAATACAGGCGTCACGGCATTAAAGCTGTATGACTTTAACGATGCTGACCTAGCCAATACCAATGCGCCAGTAACACTAACTGATTCAGGGGATTTGGTTGAGCGCACGGCACACGGCTATAGCAATGGTATGGAAGTGCGTTTCTATAACATTGTTTCCACCACTGGACTGACAGCAGCACAGACATACTATGTTATCAATGCGACGACAAATAATTTTCAAGTGACGGAAACAGTAGGCGGCTCTGCCATTGCGCTCACTACAAACGGCTCTGCAACCCTACTGCCCTATAAGCAGGCCATTGTTGTTGTTACTCCGCAAGCAGGGCAAAATCTTACTGCGTTTAACTTAAACGTAAAACACACTGCCACGAACTTGCAAACATACGAAACTGGTTGGCTTGACCTGGAGTTTAGCGGCACGCAGCTAACATCATCAGGGCTAACTATTGGCGGCACTAATGTGCGCTTTGCAATGTGCGAACGCGCAGCGATTCGGTCAATCGGTAGCTGCACTAACTTAAGCAATTTGTTCAATGGCTTTCGAAAGCTAAGACAAATTATACTCGGCAATACCGCAGCAGTTACAAGCGTATTTAGCATGTTTAACAGTTGCGTCAGCCTTACCGCTGCGCCTTTTTTTGATACGGCAGCCGTAAATAACACTTCGCAAATGTTCGTTGGTTGTTCATCTTTAACTACAGTTCCGTTATATAACACTGCAGCGGTAGACAATGCAAGCAGCATGTTTAACGGCTGCACATCCCTAACTACCGTTCCGTTGCTTAATTTAATAAGTGTAAATAATGCAAACGAAATGTTTGTTGGCTGCAGGTCTTTAACTAGCGTGCCCTTGTTTAATTTCAAGACTACAGGCACAATATCAATGGCTGGCACATTTGCGGAATGCACATCCTTAACTACTGTGCCGCTATTTAACACTGTAGCGGTGACCAACACGGCCACAATGTTCAGAAACTGTTCTTCGTTGGTTTCTATACCACTTCTTAATCTTGCAGCAGTTACTGATATAAACCAAATGTTTATTAGTTGCGCAGCTTTAGCCAGCGTGCCATTATTTAATATAGGGGCGGTTACAAATGCAAATAATTTTCTTAGGGACTGCAGATCTTTGGTCACCGTACCGTTGTTTAATACCGCAGCAGTGACAAATGCAGGCAGCATGTTTCAGGGGTGCTCTTCCCTGTCTAGCGTGCCAGCACTTAATGTATCTGCCGTTTCTTCCTCAGGAAACTTTGGCTCTATGTTTACCGATTGCGGCTCCTTGTCTCGCATCCAAGCGTCCAATTTTAATTATACTTTCTCTGTTGCCAACTGCAAGCTAGGCGCCACCGAGCTAAATGAGATCTACACAAACCTTCCCGTGGTCGTAGGACAAACCATTACAGTAAGCAACAACGTGGGAACTGCTGGCGACGACCCGACCATCGCCACCGCCAAAGGGTGGACCGTAACCGGCTAAAAAACTATGGACACAAGCGGATTTTACAAGCTTGACGGGAGCCTGCTGTATGGCCCTAACTACGTGCTAAACGCCGACTACGAACTGCGGCGTGAAACTCACGATCAGCCTTCCTACCCCGTTGACGGATGGTACTGGTTCGACACAGAAGAAGAGGCGCGTATTTTCTTTGACTTGCCGCTAGAGCCTGACGCCTTGCAGTTCTAGTCCCGCTGTCGCCAGTCTGACGAATCATCCCGCCTAAACCAGTCGGCAATGTCATCAGGCCCTTCAAATCGTCTCTTGGGCTGACCACCAAGATCTAAAGCATTCAAAAAAGCATCCATGCTTCCTTCAATCATATCTGGATTGACAGCATTCCTATGAGCACGACGAAGCATACTGGCAGCAGTACGATTTGCCTCTCCAAGCTTTTGCGCCCAAATGCGATCTTCCAAGTCAATGGACTGTTGTGTGGCAATTCTATTGCAAATGGTTGACAGTCTTAGGCGGTATGATGTGGAAAGCATGGCCTCTTTTCTTGGCTTGTTCATGATACAAGCAATTAACAAGCCCTCGCTAGACTTTCATTAAAACTAAAGACAATGGGACAAATTATTGCAGGCGGCGAACAGTTTGAAACTCATATAGAAGCTGATCATCGCGGGCGAATCATTCAAAAGGGACCAGACAGTGGCATGTTTGATGCCTTTGCCAGACAGCGTTTTAGTCAGCCCTTCACGGTGTTTGAAAGCATCATGCGCCATGGCAGGCGCACTGATCTATGGGACGAACAGCTAACGGCTAGCGGCACTGTCAACTTTCTTTCCAATGAAAGCTCGCTAGAGCTAAAAACTACCACGGCGTCTGGCGATACAGTGCTAAGGCGATCTAGGAAATACTTTCCCTATCAATCAGGAAAAAGCTTGCTTGTTCTTGCAAGTTTTGTAGGCAATGAGCCAATGGCAGGGCTCGTGCAGGAAGTGGGATATTTTGATAACAATAATGGCATTTTTGTAAGAGCCAATGGCACCACGATTGAACTTGTCATTCGTAGCTTTGTTGATGGAACGGCACAAGAAGACATTGTTCCACAAGTTTCATGGAACATCAATTCTTTCCCATCGCTTGACTTTTCTAAAGCCAACATTTTCGTTGCTGATTTGGAATGGCTAGGTGTGGGACGAGTGAGAGCAGGCTTCGTCGTAGATGGAGAATTCCTATATTGCCATGAATTTAACCATGCCAATATCATTGATAGCGTGTATATGAGCACAGCCATTCTGCCATTGTCTTATCGCATCAATAATTCTTCCTCCATTGCTTCTCCTGCCACGATGAAGCAAGTGTGCAGCACTGTTATCAGCGAAGGAGGCTATCAACCATCAGGGCCTATTTACATTGCGGGCCGTGGAGTTTCTAGTTTTGACAACATTTCCTCTGAGACGATGGTGGCAGCCATTCGTATGACAAGTGGTCGCACTGACAATGTGATTATTCCTTCGCAAGTGGAGGTGAGCTTAGGTGGCAATCCTGCTTCTAATATTGTGGCTCAATGGCGCTTGCGGCTTAATCCCACCATAAGCGGCACTTGGCTTGCGGCGGACAATGGAAGGGGAAATGTGCAAACAATGAGCAGTGGCACATTTAGTGGCGGAACAGTGATTGGCGCTGGTCTAACGGCCTCCAGGGGAGCAGTAGAGTTTTCTCCTGATAGTGGATTGGCCTTGAGCCTTGGTCGCACCATTGATGGCACTAGCGACATCTTGGTGCTTACTGTGCAATGCAGCTCTTCTGAAAATGCAACGGGCTTGCTGGGCTGGAGAGAGCTTGTTTAACGCCCTGCTTGTCTGCGTGAAAAATCAGGATGATGCGGATGGTAGGGGTGTACGCAATGTATGTACATTCGGGAAACCATGGCCAAGCCTGCTGAAAACAAACATAGCCCAACGATGATTTCCATGGCGATTAAAAAGCTTGTTCTATTCTAGGCGCCAAGTAATTCGTAGTTCGCCTCCAAGGGCCTTCACTGCATCGCTGCTGCCTTCTGCGGCTTCATGAATGATCATCACGGAAGGGACAATGGCATCAGGAAGTGGCGTGACTGTAGCTTCTGGAAATAACTCTTGAGCTTTTTCTGCAAGCGCATTAGCTCGTTGTTCGCGCTCTTCGTTTTCCCATTGTTCTACAAGCGTTACCGCCTGCTTATCCACTTCTTCAATCGTGTATTGAACTTTCCATTCTTCCCAGAATGGACGAAGAGTGTCCATGATATTTTTGTAGCCTGGCGCAAATAGCAGCCACGGCCATCTCTTTGCTGCCCATATCCCTGCCTCGTAGCAAGAATAGTAAAAGAACGTTTCAGCGTTCATTGACTTTCTTGCCAAACTGAGCAAAATACAGTGCCTTGCTTGTATAAAGGCAAAATTTTATGAATAAGATCAAAATTTCTACAGCGAACACAGCCAAAAGTTGGCACAAGCTTTTGATTGGGAGCCCATGCTCCAGGCCATCCAAGCGCACTGGCCCCGCCATGAATGCCTATGCCTGCTCGTCCATTGCCAGCTTCTTGATTTTCTAGTTCAATCAAATCGTAAAAAGCCCAGCCATAAGCCAAAAGCGTGCGATCATACATGCCTTTGTCGCCATAAAGAGCATAATCGTTATACAACTTGCCCAGTTTGTATAATCCTGGAGGACAGTCTGATTTTTGTATTCTCCATTCATAATCACTATATTGTCCACGAGCTAAACAAGGAATCTCCCATAGAAGCTTCCCTTCAAAAGAAAATGCTTTCATGGTTTCTATGATGTCATTGACAATCAAATGGGAGTCGCCTTTCTTGAAGCCAAAGTCTTGCGGGCGCTTTTTAGGACCAACCATGGTAATTTTTGTGCTTTCAGGCGCATATTGTTTCATTAGCCTACTAAGCTTTGCTGGATAGTCAGGGTCTGTTGCATAGCCCTGTTCTTTCAGCATTCGCGCAGCAGCGTAACGATTAGGCGCATTATTCACGCCCTTGAATTGCTTATAGTCTTTGTACCAGCGTGTGACTAGGTATTCAACGCAAGCAGCGATGGAGGGAAAGTTAATAAAGCCAGTGTTAATTGTCACCCACTTTCCATCGTAAAACTCTTTCGTGCTTACGCTAGAGCCATTCCCTTTGAGTCCTGCAAAATTGTTCTTTCCAGAGAAGTGTTTGCCAAAACCACTTTCCAGCGCCCATTGCGAGGCAACAAGCTCAGGAAAACGAGCCCCCACGCGACGAGCATGGGAGCTAATGCCTTCCCAGGAATTGGCAATGTCAGCCATGATGGCTTACTTTTTAGCGCTGCCCACGCGGAAGATGGTTTGCAGACCATCAAGGATCAGTTGCAAAACGTTGTTGCTCTTCCAAGGCGAGTATTCAATGAGCTGGTCTAGGGCAGCAACGATGATGCCACCAACGATAAACCATTCAACGGGATCCACGGCAATAAAGCGAAGGTACTATAAGCCTAGCGACTGATTTCCAGCTCGCGCACGCGCACTTCCAAATTCTTAATGTTTTCCGTGAGGGTGCCAAGCTTTTCCGTGATATTTTCCACTTGTGAAGTGATCTTCACTTGCTGATGGCCAATGCTCATCATCATTCCCCCAGTTGCGAGAAGCATACCAGCAGTAATGCTTACAGCCAAATTTGCAAGCTTATCCTGCCATGATTCCATTGGTGATAAATGATAATGTTTTCCTCATTCTAGGCAATCACTATTCCTCCATTGGCCGTTTAGGCTATGAGCAGGACAATTAAAGAATGCCATGGGGATGAGAAATGGACCAGATGATCTTCTCCATTCACTCACTGAATTACGCCCTGGCGAAGCTAAGCGCCGTTATCGCAAAAGCATCTTTGAAGACTTTCCAACTAAAGGACCATTTGGCCATTGTGCCTGTGCCTATTGCGGAGCGTGGGGCGAGAAACTGACCATTGATCACATTGTTCCTAAAAGCAAAGGCGGACCACACTTTGCAAAATGGAACAACATACCTTCGTGCTTGGATTGCAATGCAGACAAGGGAAGCCTGTCATTGTTTGAATGGTGGAGGCCGCAAGAATTCTGGACGCAACAGCGAGAAGAAGCCTTGCTTGCTTGGGTGTATGCGCATAGTTTTGTCAGCGCCCACACTGAACTAGGTAGCTGGGAGCAATGGATGGAAGACACTCAGCGCATCTTGCCAGTGCATGAACAGCCAAAAGAAAAGGCAGCCTTTATGCCGCCTTCGTTAATTTTGAAGCTAGTTAGTTGATGGGCTGAAATATGCTTTCCGACGGACCAGTGCGCACTCCTGGCAATGGACAGAAGCCATCAGGGCAGCCACTAATCATATAGTCATCAGGATCGTAAGCGCCCACTTCCTCTAAGAGCATTGCCTTAACGGCCTCGTAATTAGCCGCGTGTTTTGCTTCTTCGCTTTCAATGGTGGCAATCAAACGATTGAGATACCACTGTGCCTTTTGAAGCGATTCCACGCCTCCTTTCGCTTCATAGCGCCAAACATACTTCATCACATTGGCTTTCAATGAGCCCTTAAAGGCTTCTGCGCTCATAGAGGCTTCAATGGCATCAATACATTCAATGGTGCCTTGATAGTGCGGAGGATGATTAACGAAGTCGGTCATGATCAGAATTGATAGTTGTTTGCTTCAAAAGCAGCAAATGCTTCGGGCGCTACAGGACGACCGAGTTCAAGCAAGGCTTTGGCATAGGCAACAATTTCCCCTTGGGCGCCATGGCCAATGCGCAAGGAAATGAAATGAAAGAGAGCCTGGAGAGAGCAGGTCCAAACAAAGCTCGTATAAAGAGCAGAAGGAAGAATGGCTCGTGCCTGCTCCTTGCACACGCCTGCCAGTAGAAGCCCTTCATAGGCTTCTGTGGCCGCGTACAAGGCCGCGCAATAGTATTGCAGGGCTAAGTCTGTATAGTCTGTTTCAGCCTCCGACAGAGGCTTCCCAGCGGCCTGGCGATTGTCTTCGCTCTGCTGATAGAAAACACTAGGGCAATAGAATTCTGCATCTTCTGCTGAACAGTAGCGAAAACTCTTCTCGTTCCAGCCCAGTTGATCATCAACGAAAGTTGATGCCACTGTATGCTTCCACCACTGCCTGGCAATGAACAATGGTGCCTTTACTTGCCACTTAAACACCACGCCTCTAAAAGGAGAAGTGTGATGATGCTTGGCTAAGTAATTAAGAAGCTTGCCATCTTTTTCTTCCCATTGTTCCTTTCTGTTGTCAAAGCTTTGACGAGCATCATTCACAATGGAAAGACTGTTGCCCATGGAATCAATTAGTGCTACGGTGCTTTTACCGTCGCCCAATGGATCAAGAGAAGGAAAGGTCATTTGTCAGAAGAACTTTGGCCAATTAATGCGCGAAAAGTGAAGGCCAAGAGCCACCACTGCGGGAAAGTCAGAAAGAACGATGGGAAAAGAAAGGCGGCACAAAGGCTTAGTAACCAGCCATTAAGAGCAGAACCAATCGCAGCAGTGAGCAACAGGCCAAAAAGCTCGCCCCATTTCTCGGCGGCAGTCTTTTCAGGAGGAAGCATTTTCCTCCTCTTTGCGGACTGTCTCAATGGCTGCATAAGTGCTGTTGCGGCTGAGCAGCATCTCCACGCCAATCAAATGTGCCAATAGGCCAATGTCATGAGCATACTTTTTAAGCTCTGCTTCTGAGGATCCTGCAGGCTCAAGGCTGTTGATCAATGCTGGCATTGCGGACATTGCCGCGTCGTTAATGTACCATTTGTCGTCTTCTAAAGAAGGCATGGCTTAAGGGAAAGGCTCGCTCATCATAGTAGCTTCAGTGCTTTTCGGCAAGCCGTCCACGGTTTTTCGGCTCTCCCCCGTCGTCATTTCCTTGTCGTTCGCCATTCGCGAATAGCATATGCAAAGAGACGATAGAACCATGAGCTTTGTAATTCCTGCCCAGTTCGCCTACAATGGCAAAAACTATGCCGTTCACATGGGGCCTTTCAACCATTCAGCCGAGCGCGAATTTGCTCTTACTGTTAATCGCCGTGCCATTGATGATTGCAGCAGTCTGGAGCAGCTAAAGCCAGTGGCTAAGAACCTCTTGGAAGGATGGTCGTCTTTGCAAACTGCTTTTCAAAGCCTCATGCTTGAAAACATTCAACTCAGACAAGCCCTGGATAAGCGCAATGTGGATTTGCAAGCGGCAGAAGAAATTGTCAATGAAGCTTCTGCTTTGATTGAAGCTATGCAGAAGCAGAACGCAAATGGGCAGCAATCATGGCAAGCCATTCGGAGTCTTTTGCCATGGTAGCCGTGAGCAAGAAAATTGTCCAGCCGCTTGTATAAGCAAGATTATATTTACGACAGTCTCGTTCATAACCAGAGCCTGTCACGTGACGACCACGGTTATATACACCGCCTTGTATTTCAATGCCCGTTTTAGAAGACAAGTGAGCAAAATCTAGACGATAACGCTTAGATCGTTTGCTTTTTGCATAGCGCTCTTGATAATCTTTTTCCCACGCATCAATATTAGAAAATTCTCTTTCAAGAACTAACTGAGGATAATGAGCTTGCCAAAGACTGAGAAACTGATCTTCAAGAGCGCTCAAAGGCTAGACAGCAGCTAGATGCACCCTAGCACCTTGGTTCTGATAGGCGCCCGTGTATGCCTGTTCTACGCTGCTTGACAGTTCGTAAAGCATAATTTGCACGATGCCTTCATTGGCATATATGCGCACTGGAAAGGGCGATGGATTGGCAATGTGCATGGTTAAATAGCCGCTCCATCCAGGCTCAATTGGCGTGACATTGATAATCACGCCGCAACGTGCATAAGTGCTTTTTCCATCGCACAGTCCAATGATATTGGCTGGCATGGTAATTAGTTCAAGGCTTGTACCAAGAGCAAAACTGAAAGGGGAAAGTTCAAAATAAGAACTGCCTTGATGGTGAATGAGAGCCTCTTCATAAGGAATGGTAGGGTCTGCAAGCTTGGGGTCTAGCGTGGCATTAGCCCTTTGTGTGTAACCGCCAGTGAAAGTGAGAAATTGTCTTGGGGAAAGGCGAATGTCATATCCTGCCTGGGAAAGACCATAAGAAATAGCTTTTGTGCCATTGTCTAGCTTTCTCCGCTTTTCACCCACATAGGGCTGGAAAATGTCTAGCTCAGCAAGTGCAGAAATTTCTTTGTCAGTGAGAAGAGCCATGGTTCGGAAGATTAACGATGAAGGTATCCAGCAAGTGCAAAGCTAATTGCAAGGCAAATTAGAAAAACAGTCAAATTGTTCATAAAGCAAGAAAGGGCACCGAAGTGCCCATTGTCGTGACGATGATCAGAACAAATCGTCTGCAGAGGCGGAACCAGTCGCTTCACCGTCATTCACCCAAAAAGACGCATAGGCGACGGGCGAGTCTTGCTGGCCTTTGACTTTGATGGGACCAGTGTGCGTAGGTGAACGCTCTGAAGTACCACGAGTGTTGGGCCAGACAGCAATTTCAAGCGTGTAATGACCGCGCTCGTTGGCTCCTGCTTTTTTCATTGCGCCGAGCAATTCGGCTGTAAGTTCCAAAGTACCTTTGAAAGTGGGGCGATTAGCCATGGGGCGTCTCTCCGTAGGAGGATTAGTGTTGGTTGCCCATGTGGGCTTGATCATCTTACCCCCTATCCTCCGTAAGTGCAAACGCCTTGCCCCCTGGGTAGCAAGCCTTGAAATACCTCTTAACAGTGTCGTGCATGATGCGCTGCTGGCTGATCAGTTCAAAGCCGTCAAGATGCACCAGTTGTAGCGATGGCTCCACTTCTTTGTTTTCAGGATCGTAGCAGGCAATCACACACCAGGCTTCTTCAATGGGGCACGAATAAAGCTGTTCGGCGGCCATGGCATACGCGCCAAGTTGTCGCTTGTAATCCGCCAATTGGTAATCAGGCTTTTCCTTGTAGCTGGTTTTCCAATCGACGAGAGCCACTGTCCCATCGCCCATTGCTGCCACCATATCTAACGTGCCCGAGAAACCAAGCTTGTCTTCTTCATGCCACCATGCCACAGCACTTTCCACTAACACTGGCGAAGCAATGCCTTCAAGAAATGGCTCGACAGCTTCGTAATAGGGCTTCCAATCAGGAGCCCTGTCTAAATGGTGCTCAATGTCTTCGCCTTTGAAATGCTCTTCAATGACACCGTGCATCCATGTGCCACGATTGGCTGCAAGCCTGGTGCGACGCTTTGCTTCTTCTTCTCCCACACGCTTCCGCCAATTGATGAGAGCCATGATTTTCCCCACAGGAGCCATGGAGGAAAGCACAGTGGTCACTGATGGCAAAAGCATTCCCTGAGGCACATTAGGAAAGTCCACGCACTGATAGTGCCTTTTTCCATTGAGGCTAATGCGACGTGGCTCATAGTGCTGCAGGGAAGGCATGGAAAGGGCTTCAAGAGCAAGATCGTAACAAGCCATTGTCGCCCATTGTCACTTTTCTGTCAAATGAAACGATCTAACTTGCCTTGCCACAACGAAGGACGAATCTTGCCAGAATCACGATCCCAGCAAGCTTTGCAATCAGGACACTGGTAAGCCACAGTACGGTCCCGGTCACGGTCGTAAATGCCCAGCACTCTTGAAAAGAACTTTGCATCGCCAAAGTGATGCCTGCTTTCTTCTGGAATGCGCTTTTCGTGCCATAAGCTTCCACACTTAGGACAATTAGCAATAAGTGAAAGGTCAATCATTGGTCGAAATCAAACAACGTTTCAAAGAGCAAATTAACAACCATGGCAACAAGCAAAATGCTTGGCAAAAGAACAAAAGCAGCAAGAAGAAAGTTCATAATTCATCAAGTGGAGAATCGTCGGAGTTCATAATAATGTTCCCAGCAAAGGCCAGTGCAAGACTGGCCGCTGCTAGGTCAATTACTTTCCCTCAACAAAAGCCTTCACTCCTTGAATGGCCTGATCACTGGTGCCTTCTGTGCAAATAGCACGAAGCGTATCAATTTCCTTTGCCATTGTGGCTTTAGCAATTTTGATGCCTTTTTCCTTTGTCCATGAAGTGACCATGGTGGTAATCACATTGGCGAACATTTCTTTGTCTTTAATGTCTTCGCCTTTTTG